ATATCCTTTTGAACCTTTTACACAGTGAGAAAGCTTTCTTTGTTCTTTTGCTAACTTATTTTGAGAATTTCTAAAATATCTCGGATTTTCTTCAACAGTACCATCATCAAAAATAGCAAAGTCTTTCAAACCTAAATCAAATGCAGTTTCTTTAAATTTTGCTTCAATTAGTTTAGGTTCTTCTATTTCAACACAAATTGAACCATAGTAATTACCTACTTTAGATTTAGAAACTGTTATATTGTAAATGTGAACTTTAGACCAATCTAAATCATTATATCCAGCAAATGTAATTTTTCCAAACTTTGGAATTTTTATATGATTTTTGTCTAAAATTCTTATATCGCCTATTTCTTTTTTGTTATATGTGCAAGCAATTCTAAAACTATCTTTACATTTTCCTTTCTTATGGAATTTCGGATATGCTTGTTTATTATTTGTTTTACCAGATTTACTGTTGAAAAAGTTCTTGAAACTGTTTATGCAGTCCATATAGGCATTTGCTAATGCTTGACTAGGAATTTTTGTCAAGAAAGACCATTCTTCTTTGAAACCTGCTAATTTCGGAGTATATGAAAGTCTGTATTCTTCCCATAATTCTTTTTTCAGACCTAAAACATGATTATATACAAATCTAGTAGCACCAAAAGTCTTTTCTGCCAACTTTTGTTGTTTTAGATTTAGATATAATCTTATGTTTAGACCTTTCTTCATACTATCCTTGATTTTCTATATATGTTTCTTAATGTAATTTCTTTATTTAAATATAGTAAACAATCGTCACTTTGTAAACCATATCCATATTATATTTATATATTTATTCCTGAGTTTTTGTTATTTTTTCGTGCCAATTCATATCACCATGCTAAAGCATGGGATTTTTCTTGGCACTTTGCTATAAATTTTTGAAAGTGGAATATAGAAAGCCATATTTGAATGCAATGGGATTTAGTATTATATCAGAAAAATATGTAACTTACGAATCAGTTCATGAAAATAATGATATTAGATATTATTTTGATGACAATTTAAAAAATGATAATATTCGCTCTAAAATAGAATTAAAAATGTTTTTGAAAAATAAAAAAGAACAACTTAAAAGTAAGATAGATGAATTATGAAGAAATTGAAATTAAAGGATGAATTTTTTAAGCTTTATAAATAGAATAAGATGGATAGCGCAGATACGATAAATTTTTTAAGTAAGATATTAAGAACTCATCAGAAGTTAAGATTTTCTGAATGGATAACAATTAGGCCTAAAGATGAGGCATTAATGTTTAATGTCAAAGTGAATCCAAAAACAGAAACGGCAGATATAACAATAGATGAAAAGATTTTAATGGAAACTGTAAATTTAGTCGATTTAGATAGAAAACTAACAGAATATGGATATTAGAATAATCAAAAATTTAAATTCTATAAAGAAAAAAGAATTTCCTTTAACAAAAATAATGATAATGAAAAATGATGTAAAGGAATGGATTTTTTATGGATTTTATAATGATAAAGATTTAATTGGAATTTTTTCAATATATTGTGATAGAATAGAAAGTTTTGAAACAAAAAAACATTTTTCTGGATATGGAAGAAAAATGTTCAAAGCTATGACTTTAATGTTAGTGAAACAAAATCATTTTATAATTTCCCTACATAGTTTGCCAATGAGTTCTGGATTTTATAAGAAAATGGGAATGATTGATATAGGCGAAGATGAATATATGATGTACATTTAGTATTCATAAGGATCATCACAGAAAAATGTCTGTGGCGGAACATAATCATCATTTTTAACAATTTTAACATTATCAAGATCAACTTGCGGTTGCATCGTTGCATAAATTGCCCAGTATAAAGCAGAAACTAAATCGTCGTGTTTATTTCTAGGAGCTTTGAATACATTAGGCGCAACTTCTTCAAATATAGATAATTCATGGATTGTATCTTTATCGTGTAATAAAAGAATTTTATTTTCTATGACTCTTTTAAGTTCTGTACAAGCATCAAGTTTTGATGCTTTTGTTGCTCTTGTTCCAATTCCATGATCGTCGGTATTAAGAATTGACTGCATTTCCAAAGTAAACCAACATTCGTCGGCCACCAATCGGCCGACTTCATTATTTTCAATTATAGTTAATGCATTATTATACATATCAGATATTTTTTTAACTTCAGATGAAAATTTACCTGCAGAAATTGTATTACATGCATAAACAGCAACCTGTTCAAATTTTGTTTTTGATATAATCTTTATTACCTGAACAACAGAATAATCTTTTCCTGAACCGTTAGCTGAATCTACTCCCATAAGATACATTGCGCCGGGTTGAGGATTTTCAAAAATCTTCAAAGCATAGCCATCTTTCCAATCAATTGGCTCAGACGGTGTAAGTTGATCTAGGGCATCTGCTGCAATTAGAGTGGTGCTAGAACCTATGAATTGGCAGTTGTGATTAACAATACCATTGGATAAATAAAGGCCTCCAAGGACCCCCAGAGGGCCATAATGCACCATATTTTCACCAGTTTTTATATTGACAATTTTCTTTAGTCCCGAGACAGTATTTATGAAGTCACCAACTTTAAGATCTTTAGCAACTGTCATTTTTTGCTTAAAAACAAACAAATGACCCATAGAAGTCGAGATTTTTCGGCCATCTTCCAATTCAAAAATTAATGTATTCGATGAATTTTCGATAGCAATTGCACTAAAGGGTTTATATCCATCTGGTGTAAGAATTTCTATATCTGAAAGATTAGGAATGATTTTCATTGTAATATATTTATGACTTACTTACGAATGTAATAATATCCGTCGGAACAGCAAGTTATGGCTATTGAATATGAATTGCCTTTTGTGTAAACGTGCTGAATTCTTGTTATCAAATATCTTCCAGTATATGTTTTATGTTCAGTTTCTCCGTTAAAATCTACATAAATTAGACTTCCAAGTCTAGGAAGATTACTAACTAAATTATAATAAGAATCAAGTTGTTTTCCCATATCCAAAGACATTATGAAAAATGTTTGAAAAAATGACTTTTTGCAATTATCATTATGGGCAGGCGATATTTCATAATTTTCATGCATATCGGGAAAATGAATACCAGCATTTATTGTTTTATTAGTTTTTTCCAATTGACTAGCTTCTTTATTACTAATAGAAGCTAAATATGATTTTTTTACACTAGCATTATATTTTAAATATTTTTTATCAAAAGTTGTTCCTAAATCTAATGTATCGCCGAAAGTAAAACTATCATAATCCTGTATAAAGTCTATAGGATCGTAAAGACTTACTGATTGCTTATCACCGCCTTCGTTAGTTATTAAAGCTCCAGGGTTTATATTGTAAATACTTCCATATATTGCAGTATTTGGATATTTTTTGTTTAATTCTTCAGAAGATGCAGTTTTTAATAAATCGTTATATTTTTTAGTATGAATGTAAGAATTTTTTTCCGGTTGATTGCATAATGTTTTTATGCTTGAATATTTACATTTTCCATTTATATCTGTAAACATCAATGTTGCATCTTCTTTCTTTATGAAACTATGATTTATTATATGATCTATAAAATTCTTATTGTTAAGAGTTCCGTTTATCCAATATTGTGAATCATTTGTTTCTATATCAGACTTAAAAGTCATACCGATTTTTTGAATGATGTTTCTTAAAACATCAACACTGCTTTCTTTTATGTTAATGTTTATAGAATCTTTGTACGGATATGGCATTATAGAATTAAATAAACTTTGGCAATCATAAATGCAGTTTATACTATAAGCAATTTGAGAAGATGTTATATCTGGAGAAATAGCAACATCCTGTATTGTCATTCTTGTTGTTATATAAGGTTCTTTTTTATTTTGGTCATTTTTATTTTTGAGATAAATGTTAATAAATATCTTACGTCCAATATTTAATGGATATAAATCAAAAAATTTACCAGAATCTAAAAGAAGAATTTTTGCTGTTGGAAGCATGGAAAATATATTTTCATCCATAGTTATTTTTTGAAGTGAATTTAAAGGAATAACAATACCTTTATTTGGATCTGCATCATCAAGCAATAAAGTAAAGTCAATAAGTGAATTATACTTTTGCGAAGCTATTCCAGCAGATTCTCTGGATATTTTTTCTATATTTGTATTATAATTCATTTCAATGTAAAGGAGATCCCAGGATTTCCTTCCTTCCAGCCGTTTATTTCAAAATTATCTATAATGTCATAAGCTTCTTTAATTGATTTAGGAGAAGTGAACATTCTAAATTTTTTATCATTTAAAGCAAGAAAATATGAGGCTTTTTCTAATGTAAGATAAATAAAAAGATGCAAAGCTGCTAATGTTTTTAGAAAATATTTTTTCTCTAAGTATATTTCAGTGGCCTGTTTTGCCAATGTTTCATTTTCGTTTTCTATATTTTCAAGATGTAAAAAACATTTTTCTATCTTTTTGCTATCTATACCTAGAAGTTTTTTTAATTCTTGAGCGCATTCGTCATTTAATTTAGTATAGCTTTTACTGTTATCTCCTAATCCATTGAACAAAGAATAAATTAAACTTTTAGAAAGTGATTTATATTTTTCATTTTGTCCATTTCCAATAACTGCATTTGAGCCTTTTACTTCTATTTTTTCATTAGAATTTAAATCAATAAGATCTCCGCCATTTTTTGAAAATCCTATGTTATTAAACAATGAAGCAAAAAGAAATTCTCCTTTGCCAATAGCTGGTCTAGCTGAAGTAATACTTAAAGCGTCCTTGATATATTCTTTCTTAATATATTTTGAAAGATTTGCATCGACAAGTATATTTGAAATAGAAGATGGACCAAAATTTCCAACATTAAATTTACTTTCATTTAATGCTGAAAAGAAATTTGCTGGATTTCCAGTCAGATATTTCATAAGTAACTGTTTTTGTTTTTCTTTAGCATCCTTATGTTTTCCAAGTTTCTTTTCAGTCCAAAATTTATCAAGACCTTTAGAAATTTCTTCAGAATTAGCTTCATTTGAAACTGAATCTATATTATCGTTAGAAACAGTTTTTGATATTTCTGTTCCATCGTCTTTTTTTATAGTTACTTCAGCCATTAGATATATGTCCCCAGAATTTCTAACAAAGATTTTCCTGACGTTCCGGTATAATTAGCAGTTGATCCAATTACTGTATCTGCTACAGCATTATTAGTCAAAGATTTATACTTAGTAGGATTAAAAACAAGATTTATATTACCATTACTTGCTGTTCCATTTAATTCAATAGCTCCAAGTACGCAGAATAACTGTTTTATCATAATTACATTAGAATAACTTGAAGCATAATCATCAACCATGGATTGCTGTGCAGCTGTTGAAGTACTATATTCTGAATATCCAAAATACAAAGGAGAAACATCAACAGATCTTAATATGTTAACGTTAGCTCCGCCGTCGGAAGCATATTGACCGCAGTCACCAATAGTAAGTGTATTAGTTTCACCTTTATTTAATAAATTGCTTCCTAAATATGATGAATTCGCTGACATGTGGGCAAATTCAAAAGAATTATATTTTAGATTATTTAAATTGGAATCAAATGTCTCTCCGCCAACTACAATTTGTTTTTTATAACTTGTTTGAATATAATTAGAGTTTTTTGAACCAAGTAAATATGTTGGCGTTTTTTCAATTTGTCCTGAATAAGCTGTTAGTTGATTGCCAAAAGCATAAATACTATCTACACCAGACAAATTAGTATTACTATTACCAAATACAAAGTTATTAGTTGCGCTGTTTATAATATTTGCATTTCCTGCTACAAATGTCTGTGAATCTTTACGTAATCTATTTGGTCCGAAAACAGTTGTTCCGGTGCATGCTGAAAGTATAGAAGCCGCCGTATTTATTGTAGATGGTCTAAAATAAGTACTATTTTGATTATCATTTGCTGTTATGCTTCCTCCGCCAACCAATATTGTTCCATAATTTCCTGAAGTATAATAATCAGTTGTTAGAATATTAGCGTTCAGTCTTCCGTTTTCTCCGATATAATCTATATCAAATGAATCTTGGCCATCTTTTTTATAATATGTAGCGGCTATGCCATCCCAAGTTGTATCGGAAGAACTTGCACTAGATTTTGAAAGCATAAGTTGAGGTGCCTTTACATTATCTTGCGCTGAAGTCATTATGTTTAGCTTAGCAAGAGAGGCGAAATCGTTATTATAGTTATCGGTAATGTTATCTGACATAAACAATCTGCTATTTATAGTATAAACAGAATTTCCCGATAAATCTTTTAAATTGTTTGCAGAAACTTTATCGGCATTTAAAATATATGAGGAAACCGTTCCAAGTCCATCATTTACTTTAGAAAGTGTTCCAGCAAAATTCTTCCATTCAGTATCAATAGAAACTCCTGTAATTGCACCCTGAGATAAAGTGAAAAGCAATTTTTCTGAAATAACTGCAGCATTTGATACTGAATTAGAAACCGTTTGAACATCATCAAGATACACTATTGCTAATGGAACAGCATTTTCTAATTTGGCTTGAAGTCCTACTTGATTGAATTGATTGTAGGCCTGCCCCATTAATATAAATCCATTTATGTTAAAATTTCCATATATTAAGTTTTTATTGAACTGACTTGGCTTTATATCAAAAATTACAGAAGTTGTGGAACATTTTGTATTGTTAGCAGAGAAAGAAACTTCATCTCCGGCTTGTGATACAAAATCAGAAGTAAACATATGTGACCCAGGATAATTTATATAATTGGTATAATTTCTATCAACTGGAATCATATAAGAATTAGTATTTGGCGAATACGAAATATCATTCATAACAGCATAACAGTCATTTTCATAAAGTGAATTTAAAGTCAAATTAGCCAACGCTTCGTTGTTTTCTGCAGTTATAAGTGATTTGATATATTCATTAGGATCACTAAGAAGTAGATACCCATTGAATTGTAAAGTCAATCCACGAGACTGTTCTGCCATAGTGCTTGCATATTCATTTAACCAAATTAATCTATATCCCATATTATCCTCTTATTATATTTATACAAGCGAAATGATTAGTGATACATTAAGGAATTAAATTTGAAAATACTGTACTGCATCCCATTGACATGTATAACAAAAATCAGAATCTTCTGGTGTAAATGCAAAACTTATACTGCAAGTATTTGAATTTTGTAAATAAGAATAAAAGAATGGTAAATTTCTTGAGCTTTCAATATTAACGTATATATTATTTCCATTAAATGATACATCAGAAATATCGGCAATAGCAATTCCATTTATAGCATTCAAATTGTTATAAAAGGTCATTATAAACGCTGGATAATTAGATTTACTTCTATTCAATGCCAAAAAATACCATAGAGAATTTTTAGTTGCTTTATCTGATGTTGCATCATAATTAAGATAGGATGAATTTTTAGAAAAAATCGGAAATTTAATTAATCCCTGATTTCCACTAAATTCAAATGATACATTTTCGCTATTCCAATTAAATGTCATTTTCCTAAACTTTTTATTGGAAGAAATTGCAGAAAAACTGTCAGATAAATTTACAGTTCCATTTTTCATGGAATTTACTGATATAATTTTTATATCATCAAGAACACGATTTATAGGAATTATTGAAAGTATAATATCATAAAGATATGGTAAAATTTCAACAATATAATTTTCATTTTCTAATTTTATAGAAAAATGAGAAGATAGATAGCAGTTATCATTTATTGAACTGTCTCCTTCCTCAAAATATTGTCCAGTTATTTTATTTCTATACATTGGAATTAATGTACAGTTAAGACCAAGAATTCTAAAAATTAATTGAAAACTTTTCTCCGTTCCCTTTTTCATATTTATTGTTGGAAGGGCTTCATTTAATTTTTTTAAAATTGTATAAGAATCTGAAGTGTAAACACCATATTTGTTTTTTATTTCTACAATTTTATCAAGTGTATTCAAATTTATGTTAATTTCTGAACCATATTCTTTTCCAAATTTAGAAAGATAAACATTTTCACACATAGCTGGAGATTTAAATTCTCCAATTCTTTGAGTCTTTTCAAGAATTCCTATTTTACAATCAGAATCTAATGATGGAAACATTGTGTTAAGATATGTTGCAAAAAAGGAAGCAAAATCAAAATACTTTTCCGATTGAACAAAATTAGGCACAAATGGTGTAGGATCTATTTTTCTTATATTAGTTTCACATTCAGTTATCCATTTTCCAAGTGACCCATATACTATACTTTTTGCTTTAATTAATGCATCATAATCAGCTCTTAAATTACTTTTTAGATAAGCGTATGCCTTTACATATCCAGTTGATTGAATTCCGTCTACTTTTTGTTGAGCATTTGAATTATCCAACGCAGATGTATATGTACCATCTACTAAATATCCTAAACTATCATTTTCTAATCCTATTACTATAGAAAAATTTTGATCTTCATTTAAATTGTTTACATTTATTGATGTCTTTCCGATAATACCATTAGGTATAAAAAGATTTGCAGGATATGTATCAAAGAAATTAAGTTTAAGTCTAGAAATAGAATCAGCAAAATCTTCAGGAGATTTATCTATAAATGTAAAATCCTTAAAATCAGTAAAAGTAAATGCATTTCCAGCAATATCATATATCGTTACATATAAACCATCAAAAGAAATAGTATCTTTATCAGATGTTTGCTTATATAAAGTAAATGATACATTAAAAAGATTTTTATCAGCAGTTCCTATTTTGGCATTTTCTATAAATTTAGAAATGATATTATTTTTATTTCTATATTGTCCGAAAATTATGCCATTTGAATTTCCAATTTCTATAACTTTTCCATCAAGACCGGCTGCATCTGACATTATTAAACTAATATTGTATGATATAGTATTATTGCTATTGAGAAAAGATATATATGAAGATTCATCATTAAGAAAATTAGGTTTAGAATTTTTTATTATTACATTGGAAAGTTTACTTCCAAGGCTCATTGCATTTCCATTAGAATTAAAATAAATAGTATTTTCTGTAATATTATCTACATCACTATCAAATTTCCATGTCACATTTGTAGGTGTAGCATCAAAACATCTAAAACCATTTTTATATAATCTGAAAATTTCTATATTCATTTTCTTACCTTTTAGATGTAATATCCCAATGTATTAAAATTTCTTTGTGAAAGACTTATGACATTCAAAGCCGGCCATTCTTTTTTGCATCTATTGTATAAATTTGACACTATATAAATTTTTGAAATTATTGGATTTTTTAATGTAATAAAATCTTCTTTGTGATCACTTGTTAGCAAATGTTCAATTACTTCATCTTTATATTTATCTAATAGTTTTTTTGTATTTTTAATTAAGCAATTGATGTATTTATTTTTAGATTCATCAGAACAAGAATTTATGAATGTAATTAAATCGGTTGTATTAATTACATCTTTGAAAAACATATCCCATTTTTCTGAATATTCATTCATCATATACATTTGTAATTTGATGTCGTTATTCATAAACCAATTTTTTACATTTTCATAATTCCATATAAACTTTTTAAAGATTTTTGTTTTAATATCAACAATTTCATCTTTCATAAAATTGGAATAAGTTGTAAAATCAGTCCAAGATTTATCGTTTTCAGAATTTACTATTGTGTTTATGAATTGATTATTGTCTGTTTTTATTCCTTCTATTTTAATTAACACATCTGTATTAGTATTGGGATCATTTATGCTTTGAAAAATTGTTTCTATATTAAGTGATACCTGAATTTCTTTTGCTTTATTTATTTCATTTAATTTTGTTATTAAATTTTCATAGTTAGTAAAAACATATCCAAAAGATGGTGATGTACTTAAACAACTGTCAATAACTTCTTTTGTTATTGGAAGTGTTGTTTTCGTAACATCAAATATATATTTTCCATCTAACATAATTAACCTTCTGTATGTTTTGAAGCTTTTTCTGATGCATATCTTATTCCTTCAATTACTTTTTCATAGGTAGGAAATTTTACGGCAACTTCTGGCTGAATGTCATGAAATGGATCCATAAATCCGTTATACCAGCAAATAAACCACCATAATGCATCAGTGCGATATATTCTAAAACTTATTAAATCAGGACGACATTTTTCAGTATCATGAATTGTTGTCCAACTGTCTTCTCCAAAATCAAATGATCCAAAATTAGTAAATGAAGAAGAAAGATCCAATTCCTGTCTTCCATTTACACTATTTTTATTCATTACATTTGTTCTATCTAATATGTTTATCATTATATTGTATTTATAAATATAATTAGGAGAAATGATATGTCAATTTTTAGTGATTTTGCAAATTCTATTAATGATGTAGTAGATGCTCAAAATAATAGAGTGCAGAAAACACAAAAAGAAAGAAACGATCCAAAAGTTCAACAACAAGCCAAAATTGATGAAGCTGTCGGCAAAGAAGCAGTACGCCATGCACAAAGAAATGTTGGAGCAACAATAACAGGAACCCAACAACAAGAAGATGCCAGACATAATAATGAATTAGAAAAAATAAAAAAAGAAAATACTGTTAAAACAAGTGCAACATCCGTTCCAGAGCCAAAGCAAAATACTACACAAAATACAGATACCACTAAATATGCATCATCAGAATCATCCGATTTAACTTATGGAAATAATAAATTCTATCTTACTACAAAGTATCAATATAACAATATCTTAGAATCTATAAATTTTTGTGGTCTTTTAACAGAAATGCCAACAATTTCTTTTAAGACTAAGTGGGAAGATTCTCCAGCAAAAGAACTTGCAACTAAATTGAATGAATTGATAAATAACGAAAAAATCAACGGTATAGAATATTCCGTTGCAAATGGTAACACAATTCAGTATCAGAATCTTCAAGGAGCATATACACAAAGAATGTATAATGGGGCCGAGCCTTTAACATTTTCTTTATCTTTCAGAGCTTATCAAAATGATCCTTTTAATGATAAATTTACAAACTATAAAGATTGGATAAGTAAATTAAAGCAATGCACAGCGCCAAGAAGCTCAAGTATGATGGGATTTGGAAATACTATTCAAAATGTTTTTAAATCTGGAGAAGGCGCAGTTAATACTATATGTGATGCCTACAGTAATTTTAAAACAGCCACAGGTACTTCAGAAGAAGCCCAAAATAAAATGAAAAACCTGTATGACTTTTGTGTAGGTTTTATGGAATCTCAATACAAAATAGAAGATCCAGGGCAATATGTAGAAAATTTTGATTCATCAAGTTATTATCCTTTAATAATGAAAACAGATCTTGACTATTCTAAGATAAATAACATTTCATTTATTAAAAGTGTAATTTCTCAAATTGATAATGATAAAAAAACGGAATGGGATAATTTAAAAATAAATGGCGGAGATCAAAATCTTCTTGAAGAAGGACTTACTGGATTTAAGGCTATTGTAAGTGGCTATGACACAAACGATATTTTTGGAAACGATGCAGTTAGGCCAAACAATGCAATGAATATAGAAGGGAAAATCGGCGCATCAGTATGGTTTCTTGATATAATTAATGGAATGTTTTCTAAAAAGTTTGTAGTTTATATAAACGATTGGAATGTCAAACTTTCAAGAGAATGCAATAAAGGCGGTTCAATATATGCCGATTTTACAATAAATTGCAAATGTGATAGGCAAATTAGCAAAACTGATTTTGAAAAAATCATTGAATGATATTAGCCAAATCTCTTTCTGATAAAATGCAATTTGTTTCGAAATTTACAGTAAAATCTATATAAATAGGTTTAGCTTTATTTCCTATGTTTATAAAATTCATAGAAGGCTTCATAGACCAATCATTTAAAATCCAATCTACATTAGACTTATTATGGCACGCTTTGAAAATACTTCCATAATCTATCGTGAATGTAGCTGTTCCTCTAGCAGTTTGCCCTAATGTTTTTAAAATATTATCAACTTGTTTTCCTAAATTAGTTGCATCAGTGGAAAGCTTTTGATATTTTGCATTTACATTATCTTTCCAGCCTTCACCAGCATCTACTATACTTCCAGCCAATCCTATTGTATCGCCAGCAACATCTTTTACTTGACTTAACACATTGCCCGCTTCAGAAAATGCCGATTTAATTTTGTTATTAGGATCATTTTTAAAGCCATCAATTATATTTTCATAATTTTTAGTTAAATTCAAAAGACTATATGATTCTGGCAAAGATGCACCAGCTAAATGCTTAATAACAGTCATATAATCAGATGTCTGAGTTATTGTTGGAATATAATAAGATCTAAACTGAATAGATAAAGAAAGTGGTGTGCCAGAATCTAAAATTTCTTGTGTCCATTTTCCAGTAGGAACCATTGGCTTATAAGAAGGAGCCAAAAGTTTCACAATCATATTATCATTTATGATATTTAAAAATCCTGTTACAAAAGCTCCGCCAGCATTTTTCCAAGTTGTAGAAATTCCAAGTTCAGGCGCATTTTCAGCAATTCCGTTAAAGGCAAGACAAATATTTTTACCTACACATTCATGAGAATAGTAAATATTAAATCCGCATGAATTTCTTACAATAGGACCATTTATTTTATCATTACTTGGTGCTTGAAAAATTGTAAATGTGGAAGCCATAAATTATCCTTAAATGAAACTAAAAAGACCAGAAGCTCCATTTTCATCTTTTATTTTTTTAGAAATTACTGTTGTATTATCAAAAATCTTATTAAGTGTTTTTGTCATTTCGTTAAGGGCTTTTGTCAATTCCTTATTAGAATTTTCTTTACTAGTAATACTAGAAATTCTTTCTTTCTCTATTTTCTTTGTAGGATCAAAATTTCCATCTGAAATTATTGTTCTGTTTTTATAATTTTTATAAGAATTCTGTTCATTGTTTGAATTATTTATTGAAGTTGAAACAGTCTTAATTACAGTTTCACTCTTTAGATTTTCAATTAACTCACCTACAGCTTTATCAAATTTTGTAACAGCATTGACAAAAGGCTGAACCATTCTGTCATATGTATTTACATTTTTTACATTTGAAATTGAACTATAATTGTTATGTATTATTTTTTCTACATTAAATGAATCAATTCTATCATAAATTTTTTCAAGTAAAGAATTCGTTTCCTTTAAGTTAGTGTTTAAACTTAGTGCAGGTTGACTGAGAAGAATATTTTTATTACTAGGAATTTCTTCTTTAATAGGAACAATATCGGCTTTCTTTATTTTTATTTTTGATATGCTTTCAATAATTCTAGCAGCACTTGTCTTAATTGCTGTTATTATGTTATTATTCAAAGAACTTATTTTCATATCTTCTTCGTCTTTTCCAAATAGAGATGACAACGCAGAAGCACCAATCATTGATAAAGTTATTTTTCCAATAGCTCCAAGAATTTCCATAGAATAATCAACAAGTTTTTCTATTAAGCCAAAAGTACTTTTTACTATTTCCACAATAGCATAAAATGGACTAAATGACATAGCTACAGTTTTAATAGCATCAACTACTAATGGAAAGTACTGATTTATTTTATCAACAACTTCTTTAATTATTGGAAGTAGCATTTTTACTATAAAATACATTCCTAATACAAGAATCAATGCTGCTCCAACTATGGGTGGAGTTAATGCGATAGCCAAAGCTATTCCTACTTTTATAGGACTTGCCCAAGCTATTATAAATTTATATAAAGCTGGAACCAATGTTTCAATGCCTTTTCCTAAAGCGCCCCCAACTTTATTAGTTACAGCGGATTTAGCGCGTTCTTTCAAAGAAAATTTTTCTCCAGATTCAGAAACTTTTGAAGTGGCTGCTAATAATGGCGCAAATGTATGTACAATCGTCTTAGAAAGATCATTTATATTTGCCTTTGTCAATTTAACAGATATTCCACCGGTAAGGAATCCAAATGCATTTTTGAATGCTCCGCCGATTATTCCTTTTATACCGTTATTTTCATTTTCTTTTTCTTCTTCAGTTTCAACCAAATCTTCAAGTTTAAGAGATATTTCATTCAACGCATCTTCATTTTTATCAGTTTCGTCTTTTTTTGATAAAAATTCTTTAGAATTTATTTTTTTCTTTATGTCATTTATAGATTTAAGTATACTTTGTGATATTTTATTTTGAGAAAGAAGATACGCATTGCTTATCTTTTGTTCTGAAACTCCCTCTGAAATTTCTTCATTAGAAGAATTTTGGTTTAGAGTTTTTGCTACTTCATCCATGCTTGCCATATTGTATTTATAAATATAATATGAAGAATACATTACATGAGAATTTATTATTAGAATATCCTCACGTTGAGCTAGAACTTGATGACGGGGATGTTACATATTGGGATTTTTGTTCAGAAGATGGAATGAAAAATGGCAAATGGATAAATCAGTTGAAAGATTTGTACAAATATAAGCATATGCATACGCTCAATTCTAAAAAGAATCAGAACGAATTTATAAAATTTGATGATGATGATCTTGAAAGCATAACAAATTCTTTAATAGGAGATTTGTTTTTTATAAATATAGTAAAACATGATCTTCCTTCAATGAAAGAAGAAGATATTGAAGAATTAAAAAACATTTTGCCTAATAAACTTAAAAAAGCAATAAAATTGCAAGGGTGATTACATATGTCTAATATGACATCAACTGTTAATAATTATAACACTAACAAATTTAAGATAGTTTTATCAAATGTTCCTAATTTAACTGGAAATACTAAATTTGATAATTCCGTCATTAACAATTATGTTAGAGGAATAACTATTCCTGATATAACAATTCCAATGCTAGAATCTTTTTATGGTCAAGCCAGACAGCTTCATCCAAATCCAATAGGTTCTAAAAATTTGAATACTGTTCTTGTAGAATTTAAAGTTGATGACACCATGATGAATTGGTACATTTTTTATTGTTGGCTTGTAAATACCAGAAAAGGACAAAATGTAAGAACCGGATTAGATGGAAAACCATTGCTAAGATTAAATTGTATAGATTCTCTAGATGTTTACAGTTATAATAACATAGATAAAGCTGCTTCACGAATAAAATTTAAAAGTTGTCAAATAACTTCAATTTCTAATCTTGCATTGAAATATGGAACTTCTGATGCTGCAATTTTTACAGTAACTTTAGATTATGAAAATATAGAAATTGAAATTAATCCAACAGAAGCGCCATAAAAAAAGAGCCATTAGGCTCTTTGTTTTAGAATTTTGGAAGGAAAAATTCTTGCGATAGATTTATCTTTTCTAGGATTTCTTCACCGCAAGATGGACAAATGAATTTTGCTACAGGCTTTGCGCCAAAAGATCTTTTTGTCAAATTTTTGACTAATTCAGCAAAATCTATTGGAGAAAGTTTTTCATTAACATAATTGTAGCCTTCATAAAGTGTAACGCCATTTCCATTAATTTCTTTGATGTTACTTGAAATTAACATAATGTCTTCATCAATAGCTTCTATAACATTTGGATCATTCTTTAGGCGATTTATCATCAATTCTGTGCCAATAGTAGTATATCCAAATTTAAGTTTATCACCATTAGATAAAGTAACTTCATCAGGAACAGTTTCATCATAATAATCAATCATAAGATTTGCTAATTTAAAATCATGATTTGATTGATTTTCGCACTTGCCGCATACACATTTAAGTTTCATTGGTAAATCATTGTAAGTAAAAGATCTAAGATAATAAATTAGCCAAAGTTTGTCAAGAGATAGAATTTCGTTTAGAGTTATTCCAGAAATACATTCTGACAATATGGAATTCAAAACTCCATTGACATTCTCTTTAGTTAGTGATGACAAGTCTTTAATCTGCTTTACTGAAAGCTTCTTTATAAAGATATCTTTTTTGTAAAATTTTCCACGACTTGGAAGAAGTTCTTTATTAAGCATAATTTCATTTGCTGGCTTGGCTTGCTTTTTGTTAGTTTCTTCAGAATTTTGAATTTTTTGTTCTTCCCTAATTACTTTCATAATTCACCTCAATTTAAAAATCTTTTTCTATATTATTTATGTTCTTTTTCCGCTTATATATTTTTTTCTTATTTTGAATTACTTTTGTTCTTAGCATTCTAGAATTATCACTATCTTTTATTCTTAACTTTCTAAGAAAATCACTTTCTTTTTCAAAATTCATAATTCATATCTCCAAATACACTGGGTGCAATTTCTTTACATATTTTTAACATGGCAAATGCAATAAATCTAATTTCAGGATGTGCCTTTTTACTACATCTAAGTTCAAAGAAATGTCTTAATGCACGGCAATCCATTGTTACAACTATCTCGGTCTTTAGTCCATTAGACAACACCGTTCTAGCGAGTTCAGGTTTAGCACCTTTTGAAATAAGTTCATTATAATGATCTGCAGCTTCTTGCCATGACTTTTTGATAATGTCATATTCTTCTGATGTAGGATTGATTATACTTGGATTGATAAACTGAATACCTTTTTTCTGATAATTAACATATCTTGTAGATTCTTGTGAATACGCACACCCAATCCTATGTCTAACAAGTTCATGAGTTACACCACGATTTGTCACTATTCTAAATGTCATTGATGCATGTTCAAGAACACTTTGATGTCCACGACTTATACAATTTTTGATAAGTTTACTATCAGATTCTGGTGTAGAATTTGCTTCGCTTTTATAACACACCCTACATGCTCTAGCAATTACATTTTCCATATCTGGAGTTGAAGATTCTAATGTAACACAAGGTTCAATAATTTCTATTTCCATATTAGCCTATCCTTAAAAAATTGTGGTAAATAACTTTTGCTTCTTTCATAATTATATTTAAATGAAGAATCTAATATAAATGTATCGGAACTATCATCTGAGCTTCTTGTACTTCTTCCACAGGATTGTATAAGTCTTCTCCACATTTCTGTACTATACCATTTGTTATTTTGATCTGTAAGTTTTTTTGTTCTTGGGTCAGCAAGAGAAAGCCAAGGTAATTTAACTATTATCTGAAAACGGCTAAGATCGTCTTTAAGATCAACGCCCTCTTGAAGAGAACTGCTTACAAGAACTGTATTTTTACTTTTAATGTGTTTATCAAGAATTATGTTATTTGTCACATCATCAAGTCTAACAAGCAATCTTTTATCCTTTATATGTTCTTTTATAAATCTTGAGATTTTTACATTTCCTGTATGAATTATACCTTTTTTATTAGGATATATTGCAAGTATACTTCTTATAGAATTACAAATTTTTGCTATATTAGCAGGGTCTTGAAGATCTTTATAATTAGTTGAGCAATTTCCCGCAATATAAATTGGAGACTTTTTAGGATCAAAAGTTGAATTTATTTGTATAGGAAGAACGTCTTCATACTTAATTCCTAATGTATCACAAAATACTTTAAAATCAATTATCGTAGCTGACATAAACAGAAACTTGTCAGCTAAAGGCAGCATTACTTGATTAAAGACCCAATCAACTTTCAATGGAACGACAATTAGGGTTTTTGTATCTGGTCTGTATTCAAAAGACCAATCACGATTTTCATTTTTTTCAAATGTATTGAATTTATCATTTATGGTATTCAGTTCAGTAAGATATGGCTTAGGTTTAGAATCATTGAATAATTTTAACAACTCTCTAATTTCATTTTTTGATGGCTTAATGTCAGTTTCTTCTTTTGCCGGATATTCTTTTTCGTGCAGTTTATTTATTGCAGATTTAAGAATGTCTATGAACTTTTTATTGTTTTCTGTGCAAGATCCTGAAGTTAATTCTGCGGTTTTAAGAAAATTTATTTCTTCACTATTAAGAAATCTTGAAATTGCAAATTTCTTTTCCATATATTCATAATTGAGTTCCATGCTGCCTGCATCAACCAAAAATTTTTCAAGAAGATGCACTTCATCGAAAATTAGCAATTTTCTTTTATCTCTCATAGGCGGAATTGCACAGTGAAGTGTCGTTGACATAAGTGATCCGTTTGTAAGAAAAATCTTTGCTTTGTTTGCATTTTCAACATGCTCAATATAAGGACATATATGTTTCATTCTACATTCTGTTCTTACATATTTTGCTGTTGGACTAGTTGAAGTACAAGGTCCGTTGGCACAGGTATATCCTGTTAGTCTTTGACAGATGTAATTATCTTTTCCTTTAAGTGAAACAAGATTTTCTCTATAAAAGTCTCTTTCATACTGATCTTGCAATGATTTATTAGCACATATCAGATATGAATTTCCTGCATTTAAGGCTTCAGTTATGGCAATACCACTTTTTCCTGAACCTGTAGGAAGTTCGGCAATTATGAATTTTTTATTAGGATTCTGATTTTTTATTATGAAATATTCTTGCTGTTCTTTTCTTATAGACTTAAATGGAAAATTATTCATTAACACATTCCTTAATTTTTTCTGGAATCTTTACATGGCATTTACCTGATTCATCAAACCAAACATATACCTTATCTTTGACATCATCCATGTTTTCTGTTACACTATCTTTTCCATTATCACAATAATAATACTTCATAGTCTCCTCAAATTAAAAACTTCTTGTTTCTTATATAATTTGTTTAATTTTTTTTGAAGTTCATTCAAGCATTTCTTTGCCTCATTGAGACAATCTTTTTCTGATAAAAATTTAAATTTATTTTCAAAATAAAGTCCTGATTCTTTACATATTATATCAGTAAATAAATCTAAACTAAAAACTCTTTCATTTTCATCTAAACATAATGTTCCATAATTTCCATAATCCTTTATTGTAAATTCTTGATTTATTGAAAAAATTATAGGAATATATCCTTTAGCAAATGAAAGTTTTTTTCTATCATTATAAAGTCCAACAATATGTAATGGCATATCTGATTTGGTATCTATTTTCATATCAAATCTTTTTGCAAATTCCAAAAAATCTTTTATTTCTAATAATGTAAACAACATATAGTGAACTAACTCCACGCTAAAGAGTGAAACCTTCCTGCTCAAGACAACTAATGTTGTCAGTATCAACAGGCTCAACGGACCGTTCCGATCCTAATATTTTTAAACCTTCATTTAATATGTTCAAAGCAGCATTCTTGTCTCTATCCAGAAGCGTATGACAGTTTGGGCATTCCCATTCACGGTCGGCTAATGTTAAAGTGGTATTCTTATACCCACACTTATGACATAGCTTACTAGAAGGATAGAAACTTCCAACTTTGACATATTCTCTACCGTACCAAGCTGACTTATAAGAAATCATATTGCAAAATGTTCCAAAACTAGCGTCTTGAATGGATTTTGCTAACTTATGATTCTTAATCATATTACTTGATTTTAAGTCTTCTGATATAATGACTTGGTTTTCGTTCACTATCTTTGAAGACACTTTATTCTTTTCCATCTCTTCAATCAGAAATTCAGAAAGCAAAAACTGGGAGTATTCCTTTTCAAATCTTGCTTTTCTTTTAGGATCACTCAGAAATTCATCTACCGTGCTGATCTCTTTTTTATTTTTCATAGTAGGTGCCATTTTTTACTCTCCTTTTATAATCATCCATGTTCCGGATTGCCCGTGACTTTTCTTCCGAAACTCTAAAATATTTGGGATTTTCTATCAGACAGCCATCACTATCAATCAAGAAGTCCTTTATACCTAAATCAAAAGCATAAACGTTATCATTCTTTTCAAGCTGAACTGGATCT